GGATAAACATAGGTGTAATTAATTGATTGGGTTGTGAAGAATTTTTATAGGTTAATTAATTTTTAATTTAAACTATTTTAAAAAGTTTTTTGACCCCCCTTTCTGTTTTTTTTTTTTTCAAAACACGTTTTTGGTGTAAACTCTGTAAACACATGGGTCTTATTGTTATTATACAGTAGTTTCACCCCCTGCCTTAAAGGTAAACCTCGCGTAAACGGTTTACGTTAGAAACGTAAACACCCCCCCTTTTTGACAACTAGGCAAATTTCAAACCCTTCAAGATTTGACTGTGATTGTAAACAGGGGGTATAAAACTGCTAATATACGGAGGATTTTAAATGACTGGGAAAATCCAGAAACTGACTAATCGACAGAAAACTTTTGCTCGGCATATCGTCGAAGGCATCTATTCGAATACGGAATGCGCGAGGAAGGCAGGATATGCCGCTGATCTCGCAAACCTGCGCGCCTCAGTGCTGTTAAACGGCAGAGACTATCCGCATGTGCTCGAATACATAAAGGAGCTCAGGGAGGAGCGAGAACGGCGCTACGGCGTGACCACCATTGGGCAGCTACAACGCCTCCAACAACTTTCCGAAGGGGCGGAGGACGCGGGCCAGTTTTCAGCGGCCATCAACGCAGAAAAAATCCGCGCAGCATTGGGTGGTTTGACTGTTGATCGACGAGAGAATATCAACCAGATAGATCAGCTATCCCGCGATGAAATTGTGGCACGGCTGTCGGATTTACAAAAGAAATACCCTCAAGCATTCACAATCGAGGGATCATATGAGGATATAACGGATGAGCAGAGGACCGGAGGCCAACTTTTGGAGCACGATCAGGAAAAATCTGCCTGAAAAATGCTTCGCAACCCGCATAGAAAACAAGCATGGCGGTGGTGTTCCTGACCTTCATGCAATCTGGGATGGTATTGCTTTTTGGGCGGAGCTAAAAGTAACGAAAAATAATAAACCAAAAATATCTCCGCATCAAATCGCGTGGAATATGGCGTATTGGGCTCGCGGAGGCAATAATTTCTACTTGGTAAAGGCCCTCTCGACCAAGAGAATATATTTATTTGGGGGTGATAAGGGGCCCGAGCTTCTTGAAAAGGGGATTGGTGGTGCTGAGGGTCAGAGTTTCGAGGACCTTGCGTCTCTTTTCGAGGCCTTGCGGCTCTGCTGCCGCTGATATTATGCCTTGCGGCTCGCGCCTGAGCCTTGCGACTCTGGCGCGGCGGGTTCCCGGCCCGGGCTTGCCGGGGATGGGAACTAGGATAGAGAGTCCGAAGGACACAATAACTCTTTTCTTCTTTGTTGCCCCGAGCTTGCGAGGTTAACAGGCAACTCCTTTTAAAACTTTTTGATGAGAAGGATACCCAGCGACGTAGGAGCCGGGTATCCTTCGGTGTTAGTTACCAGTAGTTGCGTGTTGTTCTGGCTTCGGTTTCGAATTCGTCCTCGTCCTCCTGCGGATTGTAATGGGTGCAGTACATTCCCATCTCCTCCGCCATGGCCTCTTCTTCCTTATCGACGGCGCTACCGTCTGTTTGCAGGATTTCTTTGAGCTCACCTCCGGTTAGTCCCAACATACCAGCGTATGTTAGGATGGTCAGGTTTGGGTTGCTGTCGTAGTAGTCGCGGATCTCGTCGTGGGTCCATTCGAACATTGGTTTAGGCATTGGCTTCTCTCCATGTTTGCACTTGTGTCATAGCATCGGGATCTCCGACGCAGTAATTGCAGGGGTCGTCTTCGTCGTACTCGGTCATTACCCATACGTTGCCACCCACCAGTTCGTTCGTTCCGTCTAGGTGGAATCGAGAGAAGCAGGCGTTGCAGTATGCCCATGTGCAATGTGTGCCATCGGGTTTAGCTTTTACCCAAAACTCATTGTCCCCCTTTAGCTTTAGATCTTTGCATTGACCATGGGGACCTTTACATCGGCAAGGTCTAGTTAGATTGTACATCTTCCGTTTCCTTCTGTGTGTTGGTGAGTTTAGCCGCTAGGTTCCAAGTCATGGCGGCAGCGGTAACGAGGTGTGCTCGATCCTCTGGGTTGTGCAGGTTGATCCAGTGCATTACTTCATCCCAGTCTTCGGGTGTGCGGAATAGTCCGATTTCAGTTAGCATAGTTTGTATTCCTTCTCGAAAGTTTGCAGGCAGTTGAAGCTGATTACTTCGTTGTCGCCTATTGGTTCCAGATGTTCTACGCCTGACAGGTGGTCGTAAAAGGTGAGGTACTGCTCGTGCTTGCGCTGGGTGACGCCCCATCTGGACTGTCCGAAGACGTTGAGCAGTCCGTTGATACGCTCGCGTGTTGTGACGGTGGGCCACCCTGCTAGGGTGAAGCAAACGTCATGGTCTGTATTGCGCCATGCGATACGGTTGTTGTGCAGCCAGACTGTTTGTCCGTCGGTATGCGTTCGGGCAGCCTTTGCGGGCCGCCCTGTTAGAAACGCATGTGCAATTTTGTACGTCTCTTTTCTCATGTGTGACATTCCTCTCCGAATAGTTTGATTGCTTCGTGCTTCGTGTATCCGATGTATCGACGGGTCACTAAGTACCCGCCGATGAAGTCCGATATCACGATCATTCCGCTGTGCGGTACGACCTCGACTGTCATTTTACTTGGATCTCCCACTCTAGACCCTTGATGCGGTCTGACATGAACTCGTCGTCGATATGACTGTCGATGATGCCGACGATCTCGGAACTGTAGTTGTCGATGTCGAAGTACTCGAGCGCGACCTCGTTGACTTCATACGAGTTGTTCCGAAGCATGTCGCAGAAGTCGCCATCGTCGAAACTGTTTCCGCTGTGCTCTTTGATGAACTCTTTGAAGCCTTCGTGCTTCTTGAGTCCGTCCACGATTGCGTTGATGAAAGCGTCGATTGGGTTATCCATGAGTTATACCTCTTTGTTTTGGATGATGGAAAGTGCTTGATCGATTTCCCAAGTGAAGTGGGGGTTCTCGATCCGTTGGAAGCCACGAATGCGCGACCAGTTACCGTGATCGTGCTCGGTGAAGCGCGGCGTGTGGCCGTGGATTGCCTCGTATGTCCCGATGAACGTTGCTGCGTCGCAATCTTCTTCGAGGTAGAGCATCCCGCCGAGCTTGTAGCTGAACTCTGAGAAGTCCGCTTCGGATAGTCCGATGACGGCTAGGTCGTTGCGTGACACTTCGAGCCAGCCATGTGCTGCATCTGAGATGAATCTGAAGGGTGATTTGTGTGGCATGTTCGCCTCCTGTGGTTGGTGGGGGCCGCAGCCCCCGGTTGAATTACTTGCGATGAGTGATGGCATTGGTTGCCAACTTTTCCATGATCCCGACCAGCGGGTTGATGAAATCCTCGTCGATCCCGAGCTCTTCAGCTAGGCGACCACCTTGTTCGAAGAGTCGAACCATGTGCTGCTGCTTGAGCGTGTCGCCTGTTGGAAGGTTCTGAACGAATTCCAAGATAGCTTCAGTGACTTGATGCAGGTTGTCTTGCAGGTTGTACTCGCCATCGAAGTTGAACTTCCATGTTTCTGTCTTGCTGTCGCCTGTTGGTAGCCCTCGATAGTAGAGCTTGAACCTTACATGCTGCGCGTCGAATCCTGTCCCGTCACCTTCGACCATACAATCGAAGTCTGTCCAGTCGTAGTTAAGGAGGCGCAGAGCCCGGTTGATTTCGCTTACTTCGTCTGACAATCTGAGTACTGTGATATCCATGTTGATATTTCCTATACTTGAGTTACACACCACACATTTGTGATGATGCCTACGGTTTGCAATTTGAATTTATCGCGCCGAGATCCCGAACAGAGTTTAAATGCAAAAAGGATTCCGGGCGGCCCGGAGCACGCTTGGAGAAGGGTTGCCCGGAATTCTTTTTTCCGTTGATTCCTGTTTGGGTTGAGGGAATGGTCAAGGAAGCCGAGCGTCCCCGCTCGGGTAGTCCCGGTTGACGTAAGGTAATTTGGATTTGACGTTTCGTAAACTTGAGACTGACCTCGCATATTTGCTCACCGGACGAGGACACTACGGCCCGCAAGTCCGCCAGAGCAAAAGAGATCTGTTGGGGCCTCAAGGTTACGTTACGTCCAATACAAATGACCTAACGTCCACCGTGACCTTCCGACCCCATCAAAAAGAATGAGTCCGCAAGGACACAATAAACGTGATGGGGTTGACGACGCATAAATACGAAGGGCACACCAGAGGTATCATTCAAAATGTGTGTGTGTATAGCTGGCGCACCTGATCCGACTGACCGATCTCAAGAGGCTCCGCTGCACGACGATGTGCACAAGGCGTGAGAACATCTGAAGGATGTTCCCGGCGCAGTGCGACATCGCCGTACAGTGGAGATAGATCGGGCGCGGGTCAGAGCGCATATCGGTACGGTTCCTCTGTTTCTAAGTGCCTGATCCAACGGGGCTATAGCCGTTGGCCGACTGCGGTTCGGATACCGCACGGGCTGAAGGCCCGTTGTCTTTTCTTCTCGTCGCCCCGAGCTTGCTCGGTTAACAGGCGACTCTACGTTGTTGGGGGTTACTTTGGCAAATCTGGGTGCACGGATCGGGACTCTTGCTACCCCCATCCCCCCGTTTTGGGCGGCGCGGTGCGTCTGGTGTCTGTATAATGTTGGTTTTGTAAATTCATTGCGATATAATTTTATTGGGTTTTTCCCCTATAGGAAATCCCGCCTTTGAGGCCCCTATCGCTTTCAAATTATTTCGGGTATAATTTCATTTGAGTTTTTCTGAGAGAACCGATGGCCGATAGATTTTCTTTACCGATCACGCAATATATTCCCCCGAACCTTCGTCCGTTGTTTCGGTCGGTTGGAGCGGATGACGTATCTAATTTGGTTCCGACGACGGGTCTTCGTCGTGGTATGGAGGCGGCTGGTCGTATTGGCACGGCGGGCGAGAAGCCAGAGGACCGGATCGAGGCTGGATTAGAGACGTTAATCCCTGCTTTAACTTTGGGTCTGGTCGATTTTTAAAGCAGCCAGCCAAGGCGGCTTTAATGGAGATGTTTGCTTTGAGTCCGGGCCCTGATGCGGAGGCTCAGTTGGAGGCGTTGGCTCGTGCTAATTCGGAAGATGAGTTATTGGCTTTGCAGGAGCAGGCGTTACAGCAGCCTGTTGTTGATATTCAGGATGTTTCTGGTGTTGCTCCTTTTCAGCAGTTGGGTGAGGGGGAGGCCCTTGCACCTTTGCCTGATGAGATAGATGATTTGTTTGGCACGGCTCCGTTTCTTGAGCCTCCTGTTATGGAGGTTGTTTTACGTCCTGAAGAGTTTTTACCGGACGAGAATCAGCTTGAGCCTGCGGTGACTACTAGAATCGATCCGGTAACGGCGACTGATGTTGATACGGGCACTCGATTTGTGGACATGGATATATTACAGCCGTTATTGCGTCAGTTGCGGACGGATGGTTTGCCCAACATTATGGGTGCTAGTGAGTTTGAGGACGATTTACTTTCGGCGTTTTCTCCGAACAGGAGTATGGCTGACGCTAATCTTGGTGAAATGACGATTGACATTGCGGATCGGGTTAGGGTGGCTCGTCGGATAGCGGAAGATGCTGGTGTTTCACCTGAGATTATTAATGATTATTTTCATCCGGACGATGGTTTAGTGGTGAGTGTTACTCGGGAGAACAATACGCCGCCTACTGCTCCGGGTGGTGCGTTGGATCCTTTTGCAAATGTTAGTGACCCAAATCCTTTTGACCAGACGGGTTTTCGATTTGGTTTGTTTGAGGATTCGGTATTGCGGAATAGTTTAGACCCTGTTTTGGCTGGTTTTCCGAAACAGAAGTTTGGTTCTGTTGATCAGTTTGTGAAGACGTTGGAGAACCGTGGTGTAAAGCCCGCGGAGTTGGAAGCTCGTGGTTTAGCGACGAAGGATCTTCGCAATCGTTTTCCTGACGGTGTTAGTTTGGATGAGGTTTTTGATCAGTTGGTTGAAGATCCGGTTGCTGTGACTGTTTTAACGGGGGATCGGGTTGCTTATCGTCAGTATTTCACTCCGGGTGGGAGTAATTATCAGGAGACGGTATTAACGTTAAACCAGAATTTTGATGATGGTGCGCGGGGTTTGCCGGGTGCTGACGAGCATTTTGGTTCGTTGAGCGGGGTTCCTGTTGTACATTATCGTTCTGCTGTGTTTCCTGTGGCTAAGGATGGTGGGATTGAGGGTACTTCATCGTTTCATTTGGGGGAGATTCAGTCCGACATTACGCAGCGTTCTCGATCTGCGGTACAGGCTCGGAATGTTTTGGATTCATTACCGAAGGGGATGTTGGGGGCGTTAAACAGTGTGGAGTCGGTTGGTGATGCTCGTGGTGATGTATTGCTGGAGTTTTTTGATCAGTTATCACCGGATGTTAAGAAGAAGTATCTTGCCGATGAACTAGAATTTTCGGCGAAAGAACTATCAAAAGTGTTTGATAGTTTGGATCCTAGTTACAAGAAGCGTCGTGCTGCGAGTATTTTATCGGATCTTCAGTATGAGTCGGGGTATCGGGTTCCGGAGGATGTTGGTTTAGGGAAGTTATTTAAGACGAATCGTGTTACGGACATGGCGATTAAGAGTGCTTTTGATCAGGTTGCTTTACCGAGTAACGAGGGTTTGGAGTTTTTCACGTTGGGCACTGGGGACATGGCTTTTGATATGACGATGGGTAGTTTGTCTGGTCAGCGGGAATATTATGATAAGATTGTTCCGAGTCGTATTAAGAATATTTTAGCGAAGTTAGAGAAGGACAGTGGTTTAGAGATGCCGAAGTTGGGCAATGTAACCATTGCTGGTCGGGACCGGAGTGTGGGCGACTACGGCGGTGGTAAAATATTGTACGATGTTCCGGGGTTCGAGATTACTGAAAACTTTCTTCGTGCCTTACGGGAGACGGGGATTTCTGCGTTTCGAGATGGGGGTATGGTTCGTGATCCTCGGTTCACGGGCCTTGGATCTATGGGGTATATGTTATGAGTGATCCATTAACTAGGTACGGGCGCAGGGCTGGTGACGCGGTTAGGTACGGTCGCATGGAACCGCAGGTAATGGAGGCGACGGGCATAATAGCGATGCCCGAGGATCTTCGTTCGAGTCCATATGGTCCGGGAGTTGAGGCTCATGAGTACCGTCATTTAGGAATTATGGAGTTGCGTCAGTTATACAACGACAATCCTGCGGAGTTTGTTTATCGTTTTGGTCGTGATGCGTATGACAAGGTTGGTGCTCTTTTGGATGAGGCGGGTGGTCCTTTTCAGAACAGAGGCCAGATTTCTGCTGCTCAGGAAGAAAAGTTTGTTGAGTTGTTTGATCCTCCTCTATTGGATGAATATGCGCGACCCACGGACCCTTTTTCTAGGGCTGGATCATTTGGGTTAATTACTGAAGAGACGAAGAGTTCGGAGTTACAGAGTCCTGAGTTACGCGAGGGGGTATTGGCGGCGTTGCGCGGGGATATAACGGAGGAGGAGTTAGCTGCGTTACCTACTGTGGATCGTGTTAGTGAGTATCTTCGTACTGAGGCTATGAAGTCTCAACAGCGTCCTGAGCCTACGGAGTTCACATATGGGGAGACGGGTCGTTATGGGAAGATGCTGCCTGATTTAGAGCAGGTATCGGATGTTAGGGGGATAGTTTCTTTAATGAAGGAACTAGATCCTATACTGGAGAGGTTGCCTAGTCCTCGTCCGGTTACTGGGAAGGTTCGTCCTGAGCAGGACGATGCGGAGCAGTTATTGCGGGCATATAAGGATCTGTTTGGAACGGGTTATTCTTCGTGGCGGGATATGGATCCGGAGGATGCGAAAGCGGAAGTTACGCGTTTATCTGCGGCGGGGGGAGATCTTGGTGCTGCGATTGGCTTAGGTTTTATAAATCCTGTAGATTTTGATAGGATGATGTTTTTATCGAGGTATAAAGATGACTGAGTTTCGCAGTAAGTTATTGGGCAGTGAGAGCAGCGGTGATTATGGTGTTGTTCAGGGTAAGTATGTTGGTGGTTATCAATTTGGTCCTGCTCGTTTTAGTGAGTTTGAGGATTTTTTGGGTCGGGATGTTTCGAGGGATGAATTTTTGCGCAGTCCTGCCTTGCAGGAGCAGGCGATGGATTGGCATGAGCGGGACATATTGGATTATGTTGAGGAGTTTGGATTAGATGACTATGTTGGCAAGACTGTTGGGGGTGTTGAGGTTACGCCTAGTTCGTTGTTGGCTATGGCTCACTTGGGTGGTCGCAAGGGTATGCGGCGATTTTTGGAGAGTGGTGGTGAGGATAATCCGGTGGATAAGTTCGGCACGAGTTTATCTGACTATGGTTCTCGTTTCTCGGGCCTTGAGTATTTACCGTATGGTGATGAGGAGACGGTAGATTTGGTGAATGCGGGGATTATGTCTGGTTTGGATCGGAAGAAGCGAGGTGCGATGTCTCAGGCTATGCGTTTATTTGCTCCTGCTCGTGAGGCACCTCCTGAATTGTTGGACATTCAGCTTCGCCGTGGTACAAGTGTGGATCCGTTGCGTAATTTTCAGGGTGTAGGCAGCTTAGGAGGTGATTTATGAAGAAGTTTCAAGGTGGTGGCGGAGTTCCTCGTCAGACGACGATTGGTGGTCAGCGTCATGATTTGGCGTATATAAATCCGTTTGAGGCGGATTTATTGCGGGCTTATGGTGGGAGTGGTGAGCCGGGTCCGGGCGGAGTTCCTGCGTATCGTGTTTATAACAAGAGTTATAACCCGAGCACGATTTCTCGGAGTCCAAAGCAAGGCACGTCCCTGAGTACAGCAGCAAGTCAACAAGCGGCAATGGATCGAGAGATTCAACGTGAAAACACGCCGAGGGATCTAACGACAGCACAGGCTAGGGCTCGTATGGATAAGGGCTCTAATCAGGGTCCAACTCCTACGCAGGCGGCGGCGGCTCAAGCTGCGGCGGCGGCGTCGGCACGAGCGGCTGCTGCTGCGTTAGATCCCTCGACGGAAAGGCAGCGAGAAATTGCGGCACGAGTTCCGACGTATAACTTGGGCCCAGCGAGTATGCGGGGACTGACGACGCCACCACGTAGACAGGGGCCGTCGAAGGTCATTGCTTCGGCACCAAACAGCGGAGCTGTTACGAGTGTTTATCAGGGTCCTCGGCCCTCGGGCAGACCCTCTGGCGCTGGTCCGGATCCATTTGATCGTCCTGTCCCGAGGGGTGGTCTTGGCGATCTTACTAATTTATTGGGTATGATTCCGGGTGTACCTATGTTGATTGACGCGGCTAAGGGTGCTGCGGGGGACATACAGATGTCGTATTACGCGGGTGGTCCTTTGCGTTCTCGTGAGGAGCAACGTAGGAATCTCCAAGAGGCGCGGAACCCGGACGGTTCTAGGATGTACTCTGATTTTGAGATCGATGAATATTTCTTAGTAACGGACGAAACAGCCGAGCGAGCGAGACAACAGGCTGGTGTTCGGCCCGGTGGAGACGACTCGACGCCGTACACGTTGCCCGCTGCTGCGGATCCTTGTCCGGAGGGGTATCGGATGGATACGGTGACGAACATGTGTGTTCCAGCGGATGATGTTACTGGCGGAACGCCTCCTGTGGTTCCGGGGTTTCCGGATTTAACACGCCCTGATCCGGTTGCGGTTCCGACGGTTGTTGGCTCTTCGGATTATACGCAGATGCCTGTTACGGGTGGGGTTCCGCCGTTGTTGCCGGGGGTTGTGCCGATGCCTGAAATTGCAGGTCCTGTGAATCGAGGATTTATGCCAAGTGAATACGGGGGCCTTTTGGGCATCGCAGGTCCTGACGCTAGATTTACCACGGGTATGCCAACGGATATAGATCCGTTTAGGTAATGAATTTACAGGCATTACCTGAAGAAGCGTTAAAAGAGATCTTAGCCTTAACTGAGGCTAAGAAGACCTTGGATTTGAGGGAAAAGGCGCATGATCAGTTCATGCCGTTTGCTCATCATGTGTATGAGAACTTCATTGAGGGTCGTCATCACCGGGTTATTGCGGAAAAGTTGGAGCAGGTAGCGAGGGGCGAGTTAAAGCGGTTAATTATTAATATGCCGCCTCGTCATTCGAAGTCTGAGTTTGCCAGTTATTTGATGCCTGCGTGGTTTTTGGGGCGGAATCCGAAGTTAAAGATCATTCAGGCTACGCACAACACTGAGTTGGCGGTACGATTTGGGCGTAAGGTTCGTGATTTGATTGATGATCCTGCGTATAAGTCTGTTTTTCCGGACACGAATTTGAAGGAAGACAACAAGGGTGCGGGTCGTTGGCAGACTGACAGGGGCGGCGAGTACTTTGCGGCTGGTGTTGGTGCTGCGGTAACGGGTCGTGGTGCGGATTTGTTTGTGATTGACGATCCGCATTCGGAGCAGGACGCTATGAGCGACAGTGCGTTCGACAATGCGTATGAGTGGTACACTTCTGGTCCTCGTCAGCGTCTTCAACCGGGTGGCGCGATCATAATTGTTATGACTCGGTGGGGAAAAAAGGACTTGACAGGTCGTTTGATTGCCGCGCAGGGCGGTGATGTGATGGCTGACAAGTGGGAGGTTGTGGAATTTCCTGCGATTATGCCTTCTGACAAGCCTTTATGGCCTGAATTCTGGGAAAAAGACGCATTATTGGGGATTAAGGCGTCACTTCCTGTAGGAAAGTGGAATGCGCAGTGGCAGCAGCAGCCTACGGCGTCGGAATCTGCGATTATCAAGCGTGAGTGGTGGAAGGATTGGGATAAGGAGAAGATTCCACGGCTGGATTACATTTTGCAGGCGTATGACACGGCGTTTTCGAAGAAAGAGACTGCGGATTACAGTGCGATTACGACTTGGGGGGTATTTAAGCCCGAGGAGGGTGGCCCTGATCACATTATTTTGTTGGATGCCCGTCGTGGGCGGTGGAATTTTCCGGAACTCAAGGAGATTGCGTATGAAGAGCACGAATACTGGGAGCCAGACATGGTGTTGGTCGAAGCGAAAGCGACGGGTACACCACTTATTGACGAGTTGCGGCTTCGTGGTATTCCGGCATTGGGCTTCTCACCGGGCAAAGGGAATGATAAGATAACGAGAATGCACATGGTTGCGCCTTTGTTTGAGGCTGAAATGGTTTGGGCCCCGATGCACGAAAAGTTTGCTGACGAGGTCGTTGAGGAGGTAGTTTCATTTCCTAATGGCGATCATGATGACTTTTGTGATAGTATGACCTTGGCACTGATGCGTTTTCGTCAAGGCGGGTTTATTTCGTTGAGTGGCGAAGACGAGGATAGTTTAGAATGGAGGCCCCGTAAGCGGGAGTATTATTAAAATGGCAAACAAAGTTACAAAAGAAGAAGCGCGGAAGGTTTTAAGAGAAGCCAAAGCAAAACGTAACCAAAAAATAAAAGACACGGGTGGACAAATAAAGAAGTCCGCCCAGAGGGTTGGGAGCTATACCATTGCTCCGTATCTTTTAAAGTCATTAGGGTTTGATAAAGCAGCAGATGCAGTGGGTTATCCTTTTGATGACAAAGGAGAAATGAGAGAAGGTTTTAAAAACGGTGGTCAGGTTCAAGGGACCAAGTTTAAAGGAACGTTCTAATGGCTTTACCACCTAACATGGTTGTGCCGGGGTTGGACCTCGATGACACAGCGGGACTTCCAGACGTAGAGATTCCTATTGATGTACCGATGGAGTTTCCGGATGGTGCGGAGATTATTGAGGATGGCGAGGGCGGCGCGATTGTGCAGGCTATTCGTGAGGGGGAGATGGAGATCCCTGACGAGGCTATACCTTTTGACGCTAATTTAGCCGAGGTTTTGGACGAGGGCACGTTGGGAGAGTTATCGTCTGAGTTGCGGGCTTCGTATAACGAGGATTTGGATTCTCGTGACGAGTGGGAAGAGACGTATGTTAAGGGTCTTGATCTGCTTGGTTTGAAGACTGAGGAGCGCACGACTCCGTTTGAGGGTGCGAGTGGTATTACGCATCCGATGATTAGCGAGAGTGTTACGCAGTTTCAGGCTCAGGCGTATAAGGAGTTGTTGCCAGCGGGTGGTCCGGTTCGCACGAATGTTTTGGGATTGCAGAACGCGGAGCGAGAAGAGCAGGCCAACCGTGTAAAAGACTTCATGAACTATCAGATTACTGAGGTTATGGAAGAATATGATCCGGACATGGATCAGATGTTGTTTTATTTGCCCTTGAGCGGTTCGACATTTAAGAAGGTATATTTTGATCAAACGCGGCAGCGGGCTGTTGCGAAGTTTATTCCTGCGCAGGATTTGGTTGTACCGTATTCTGCTTCTGATTTAGCAACATCGACGCGAGTTACGCATGTATTGCGGATGGATGAGAATGACGTTCGTAAGATGCAGGTTGCTCAGGTTTACCGCGATGTAGATTTGCAAACGTCTTCGGATACGGAAGAGGACCCTGTTAAGCAAAAGGTTAATGAGCTTGAGGGGATATCTAAGAACTACAGCGATGATGTTCTGACGATCTTGGAGATGCACGTTGAGTTAGATCTGGAGCGGTTTGAGGATTTAGATCCGGAGACTGGTGAGCCTACGGGTATTCGTCTTCCTTATGTTGTGACGATTGACGAGTCTTCGGGGAAGGTTTTAGCGATTCGTCGTAACTACGACATGACGGATCCGTTGAAGCGCAAGCGCCAGTATTTTGTGCATTATAAGTTTATGCCGGGATTGGGGTTCTACGGCTTTGGTTTGGTGCACATGATTGGCGGTTTGGGCCGCGCTGCGACGAGCCTGTTGCGCCAGTTGATAGACGCTGGGACGTTAGCCAACCTTCCTGCTGGATTTAAGGCCCGTGGAGTGCGTGTACGAAACTCTGATGAGCCATTACAGCCCGGAGAGTTTAGGGACATTGACGCGCCCGGAGGCAGCATCAGGGATGCTATTGTTCCGTTGCCGTACAAAGAGCCATCTGCGACATTGGCTCAGTTGTTGGGTGGATTGGTTAACGACGGACGTAGGTTTGTTGCTTTAGCTGATCAGCAGATGTCGGACATGAATCAGGAAACGCCAGTGGGGACTACGGTTGCCATGTTGGAGCGTGGCATGAAGGTTATGTCTGCGATTCACAAACGTATGCACTACGCCCAGAAGACGGAGTTCCGTTTGTTGGCGCGTATCTTTGCGGAAAACCTTCCTCCGATGTACCCTTACGAAGTAGCGGGTGCGCCACAACAGGTTAAGATGCAAGACTTTGATGCTAGGATCGACGTTCTCCCCGTTTCTGATCCGAACATTTTCTCTATGTCTCAGAGGGTAACGCTGGCTCAAACCCAACTTCAGCTAGCGCAATCTAACCCCCAGATGCACAACCTTCATGCGGCGTATAGAAGGATGTATCAAGCATTAGAGGTGCAGAATATAGACGAGATCTTGCCACCGCCACCGCCACCTCCGCAGCCGCAAGATCCTGCGATAGAAAATGGGTTGTTGATTGGTGGGCAGACTCCGCAAGCGTTTGCGCAGCAGGATCATGACGCGCATTTGACGGCACATATTGCATTGTTGGAGATCCCGATGTTGCAGAATGCGCCACCTGTATTGTCCGCATTGTTTACCCATACGTTGCAGCACGTTAGCTTTAAGGCTCGTGAACAGGTGGATAAAGAATTGGAACAGATTAGTGTGCAGCCGCAGCAGCAAATGCAGCAGTTGCAGTTAATGGCGCAAGCGGGAGCGGTAGATCCTATGGTTGCCCAGCAGCAGATGGCGGCGTTACAACAGCAAGGTCCTACGCAGTTTACGCCTGAGCAGATCGAATCTCGTGTGGCTCAGGTTGAAGAAGAAATGATTAAGGACCTGATGCTTAAACTTTCGTATTCTCCAGAGGGTGATCAAGAAGATCCACTGGTTAAGATACGGATGCAGGAGCTTTCTATTAAGCAGATGGAAGCTCAACACAAGGCCGCGATGGATCAAGCGAATCTTGAACTTGAGGGGGCTCGATTGGAGCAACGTGCTGTTACGGATGCTGCTAGACTGGATTTACAGGAAGAGGTTGCGGACAATCGCAATGCTGTAAACCAAGAGCGCATCGATGTGCAGCGAGAAGCTATGTTACGGAGGACCTGATGCCTCTTAAAGAAGGCAAATCAAAAGGTGTTATCAGCCAGAACATCAAGACAGAAATGGCTGCTGGAAAACCGCAAAATCAAGCGGTTGCTATTGCTTTAAGCAAAGCGGGTAAAAGTAAATATTCTTCTGGCGGTATGGTGAACAGGCGGTTTAGTCCGATAGCCCGACCACAGAGGTTTGTTGGAGAGTTCTAGTGTTGTGCGCTCTCACCGCTGTGCTGGTAGGGATGCATGGCGGCGATATGTACAAGGCGTGTGTGTATCGTTGTCCTAGAGACGTTTCGTATTTTTACTATCATTACCCGAGAATAATACGGATACCGTATGACTTTCGGTGTCCTCCTGTAGCCAAGGTGGGTGAGAAGGTATGATAGATCCGGTAACAGCTATTGCGGGGGCTACTCAGGCATTTAATCTTGTTCGTAAAATGGTTTACGCGGGCCGGGAACTAGAAGATGTGGCTGGTCAGCTTGGCAAGTGGTATGGTTTTGCTGCGGATCTTGGCAGGGCAGAGCAACAACGCAAGAACCCGCCAATTTTCACTAAACTGTTTGCTTCTGGATCAGTAGAGCAAGAAGCCTTACAGATTATTATTCATCAAAAGAAGCTGGCAGAGCAGGAAAAAGACTTGCAGCAAATGCTGAACAATCGTTTTGGCTATGGCACATGGCGCGAGATGGTGGAGCTACGGCGTAAGATAAAAAAGGAGCGGGAGGAAACTCTGTATCGACAGCAAGAGCGCAAGGCGGCATTCTTTGAAACTCTTCTGTTGATATTACTGTTTTCTATGTTGGCGGCTATTTTAGTCGGCGGCACATGGCTGACTGGTTTAGGCGCAGGATGGTGGTAAAATGGCTGATGGTATTCAGGGCGCAAGCCAGCACATGCCCTTTAATGTCGGTTCTGACATACATGAGCAAACCAGAACGCGTGAGCGCATAGAAACGCATCTGGTAGAGCAGAGGGTAGAAAAAGAACACAGGGCCAACCACAGCCATTTAGAGGCTCTTGTAAAGCAACGATTGGACTTACAAGAAAGTTATGATAGGTTTGGGCGCAAGACTAATGCGGATAGGCCGCAGGGAACGAAGTTAAACATAGAGGTTTGACATGGAAAAAATACTTGCTTGGAAGATCATGCCGCGTTTTATGATGCTGGTGATGTCGGTAATGTACATTCGCGTTTTGGAGTGGGGAATGAGCCTTGACGATTTGTCAACGCAGCAATCCGCAATGATTAGCGTTTGCTCTGGAGCCATGACGGGCGCGTTTGCCGTTTGGTTGGGTTCTGAGAAATGATGACATTTGTTTGTGCTTTCTTAGGTTCTTTCACCGCCGCGGCGGTGATTTCGATTTTCCTAGAACGGAGAAATAAATGATACAGGCATTATTAGGCCCTGTTGCAAACCTTGCTGGAAGTTGGTTGCAAGGCAAGGCTGATAAGAACGCTGCCGCTGCGGAGCTAAAGCTAACTGAGGCAAAAGCTAAAGCTCAGATACTTTTGTCTGAGAAGACCAGCGTTGCCGACTGGGAGCGCATCATGGCAGAAGGTGCCAAGTCTAGCTGGAAGGACGAATGGTTCGTAGTAATCTTGTCTATCCCATTGATTTTATGTTGGATTCCGGGCGCAGAAGGTTGGGTTGACCGTGGGTTTGCGCAGCTTTCGAAAGCTCCGGACTGGTATTTTTACAGCCTTGGAATTGCAATTTCAGCGAGTTTTGGTGTGAGAGGGGCGCAAGCCTTTTTTAAGAGGAAGTAACATGAGTAATTTTAAATTAAGCCAGCGTAGTCTGGACCGCATCGAAGGTATTGATGAAGAGTTATACACTTTGGTTCGCACTGCCATTCATAATACGCCGTATGACTTTGGCATTCCCCACCTTGGCGGGTTGAGAACGATAGAGGAGCAGCGTTCCCTTGTGGACTCCGGGGCTTCGAAAACTATGAAAAGCAAGCATTTGGATGGAATGGCTTTTGATTTCATGGTGTTTTTGGGTCCGAAAGTTTGTTGGGAGTTAAAGTTTTATGATGATGTTGGCGATGCTATTGTAAAAACGGCTAAGGATATGGGCATTAAGCAGCTTAAATGGGGAGGTGCTTGGCACATTGACAACATCCTAGAGTGGGATGGTACAATGCTGGACGCATACAACGATTATGTAGACCTTCGGCGTAGTCAAGGACGGACGCCCTTTGTCGATATGCCCCACTTTCAAAAAGTATAACAGATTATTATGGCAAGTTTTACACGCGAACAACTAGACCGATTTTTAAAGGGGGCTACAGGAGACGAAGCAATGGGCGGTTCGAAGAGCCCCGGCGCGGGAGGCCAGACTGCGGTAGCTCAAGAGGTGGAAAAACTTCTTCGCAAAAACCCTGAGATGTTTGAAAAGATGTTGGATAAGAAGCCCAAGAAGTTTTCGCTTGGTGGGCGATCGGGCGATGTTCGGGACAATTCTAACCGTGGGAAAACATACTAATGCCTAGTATTATGATTAGCATTATACCGGACGGTATTCCGGTAGATAAGATGCAGGACGGTGACGATGGAGGTCCAAGCTGTCCGATAGCCACCAAAGATGCTGAAGCAAACATGGAAGCCAAAGAGGTTGCGGTAGAAGAAGCAAATTACCGAGATCCCTCTATGGACGGGGGCTTTAAGCTGACCGAGATTTGTGGAAACTGCGGAGCGTACAATCAAACGGAAGACATGTTGGAATGTATTGGCGATGATTCTGGTGATCTGGGTTACTGCCAGATGTACAAATTCATGTGTTCGTCCGACCACGTTTGCAATGACTGGGTAAAGGGTGGTCCAATTAAATCTATAGCCGAGGGTTCGGAAAGGGACATTCTTTAATGGACGCTGTTGCTTTCGCTACATATATGTATAAGATCCTGAAGGAACGAGAGCAGGACATTGCGTCTGCTCTTGCACATGATGCTGCTAAAGATTGGGAGCAGTATAAGCTCATGGTAGGTGAAGTACGGGGCATTGCCTACGCTCGTGAGGAAATCAAAGCCCTGCTGGAGAACCACGCTGACGATGTCGAAGACCTTATATCTTCCTGATCATGTCGCGCAGAAAATTAACAAAGAGAAAGCAGGGAACACCGCTGCTTCTTCTGACGTTGGTAGCGCGTATGTTGATACCACCGAGAAGGTTTTAGATCCTTCTCTCTTAGAAAAACCCCTTCTTGAAAGACTACCGCAGCCTACGGGCTGGCGTGTTTTAGTTATGCCTTATCAAGGTGCTACCAAAACACAGGGCGGTTTACACATCCCTGACGAGGTTCGGGATCGTGAAGCTGTAGCAACGGTTGTTGCGTATGTTTTGAAGGTTGGTCCTATTGCTTACAAAGACCCTGATAAGTTTGGTCCGGATGCGGCACCTTGGTGTGTTGAGGGACAATGGGTTTGTATCGGTCGATACTCGGGATCGAGATTTAAGATCGATGGGGGTGAAGTTCGTATAATCAATGACGATGAGGTTATTGCTACGATCTTAGAGCCCGACGACATTAAGCAGGTTTAGGAGATACCAATGGCGGAAGAACAAGAAGTCCTCGAAGACGAGGGTGTAGAAGTAGAGGTTGAGGCGACTGAAGAACCGGCGGGTCAAGAGGTTGTTGAAGAACCGGAAGCGCAAGAGCAAGAATCTGCTGCGGAATCTGGCGATGATGAGCTAGATAGTTACAGTAACAAGGTTCAAGCTCGGATAAAAAAGTTAACCGAGAGATATCGCAAGGAAGAACGGGACCGTGAAGAGGCCGTTCGTTTAGCGCAGCAGTTGTTGCAGGAGAATGAGAATCTAAAAAGCCGGGTTCAAAACTTGGATAAAGGATATTTATCTGAGTACGGCACTCGAATAGATGCTCAGGTAGAAACCGCTAAACGGTTGTACAAAGAAGCGTATGACGCTGGTGATACGGACAAGATGTTTGAGGCGCAGGAAGCGTTATCAAAGATGTCTATTGAGCAAGAACGTTTGCGAATTGCCAAGCAGCGGTCTGAGCAAGTTTCCGAACAAGCGCCTGTTGCACAGCAGCAGGCTCCGGTACAGCAGCCCGTTGCTCCTCCTGCTCCAAAGCCTGATCCAAAGGCGCAGTCGTGGGCGGAGAAAAACGATTGGTTTGGGTCTGATGAAGTCATGACTTATGCGGCGTTTGGGATACATAGGAAGCTCGTTGAAGAAGAGGGGTTTGACCCAGCCAGCGAAGAATACTATACTGAAGTTGATCGTCGAATGCGTTCGGAGTTTCCGAATAAGTTTCAGGCGAAGAAATCGAGTGGAGCACAGGTCGCCTCGGCTGGCGCTTCAGCATCTCGCAGTACGGCAAAAACGGGGCGCAGGTCGGTTAAACTATCACCGTCACAAATAGCGATGGCGAAACGTCTAAATGTACCGCTTGAAGAATATGCAAAATATGTGAAGGATTGATACAATGGCTGATAGAAAACCTCGTGCAAACGAAACACGCGAAACAGAAACGCGCAGAAAACCATGGGCACCGCCCAGTCACCTAGCTGCACCTCCCCCACCTGACGGGTTTGTGCATC